ACGGTCGCTTTGAACTCCTCCGGGAAAGCCTGCCCGCCGAGTTCGATCGCGCGGGATGCCTGCGCGACCTCCTGCTGTTCGGCCGCGCGCATCGCCGGGTTGTAGGGAACGAGCGCGATGTTCTTGCCGTCGACCTTGACGGGCTCGATATGGCCGGCCTTGGTCAGCAGATAGACGAACCGCTGGAAAATCCCTACGCACCATTCTTCCCAAAACGGGAGGCCTGGCGTGCCGATGCGGCGCTGCGCCATCGTCATCTGGTCGAGCCATTGCGTCGCGGAGGGCGGCGTATCGCCGCGCTGCTCTGGCCAGTCGAGGAAGTGCAGCCGCTTCACACGCTGCTCGACTTCCTGCGCGGCGTAAATCCCTACCGTCGCCGGCGGCGCTTCATAAATATTCTTGATCGCGTTTTCGGAGCCAGGGCGGATCGGATAGGCCATACCCGCCTCAATCCCCTCCTCGAAATTAACCATCGAGTCATCGGGGATAGTAACCGGAGGACGAAGCGCGAGATCGCAGTTCTGAATGCGAGCCGCAGCGAGTTCGTCCAGATGGCGCAGATCGGGCAAAGACTGGATGAGCGGCCCATTGCCGAAAGCCCATTCCTTCATGGGGTTGAAGCGCGCGACGATGAGCGGGATCGCGCCCTGCCCCTTGATCGTCGACTTCGCCACGAGAATGTCGTCGACGAGCACGACGTATTGCCACGTCTCGGTTGCCTCCTCGTCCCAGCAACGCCAGAAGCCGCGGATCAGGCACGCCTTATCCTTGGGGTTTTTGTCGATGCTCTTTTGCATATCCTCCGGAAGCTTCACCTTCGGGATGAGCGATTTCAGCTTGCGGTTGGTAGTGTGCTGGACAAAAAAGCGATCGTCGATCTTGCCGTCAGGCCCGGTCCCGATTTCCAGTTCATGCAGCGGGATCGCCTGGCAGCGATTGCCCTGCCATGCCGTTGGCGCGTCGATCCACATCGCGACGGTTCCGACCGCGATATCAGGGATGAAGCTGGTCGCGCATTCGGAATAGAAATTGCTCGCGCTGATCGCGTCGAAAATCTGCTCGTCCTGCTGCGCGACCTTATCGCTGATCTGCTGGCGCACGGCGTCAGGCACGCCAAAACCGGCCTTGCGCTGCGCCCAATGCTCGGCTTCCGGGATGAACGTGTTGACGATCACAGTCGCGAAGTCTGACGCCATTTCGCAGGCGAACGAGATATTGCTTTCGCCCTGGTTGCGCGGCTTGGCGCCAACAGCCTGGCGTGAACTGATATGGCGGGAGCGATGCGGCGCGGCGAAGAAATAGGCCTCGCGCATATCGAGTTCCCATTCCGCCTTGTGGCGGCGGCAATCCTCAAGGCGCCAAAGGGCTTCTTCCTCAAGCTTGTCGTCGATGCCCTTGAACTGCTTGGTGCGAGCGCCGCTCATTTACGCCCCCCAAAGAGAGAGGCCAGAGAGGGGATCGCCCCGAAGGCGGCGCCAGATGCGGCCGGCGCCGCGCCGACAAGCGATGGCGTCGAGAGCCCTACGCCCTGCGGCGCCCTGGATTGCCCGAACATGCGGAGCAGGTTGGCGTTATCCGTGCCAACATTCTGCTGAATTTGCTTGATTTGCTGAGCGCCCGCGGCTTGCTGCTGAGACTCAATTTGCCAATTGGTTGTCGGTTTCGGCGCTTGCATCGTGGATCACCTTGGCCCCTGCTCGCAAGCAGTCTCGCCAAAGGCCCTCCGGCAGCAACGCACCACTCCGCAGCCCGAGCAGATGCTTGATCGCCGGGACGCACCAAAACCCGGCCCGCAGCCACATCGCCGGCTGCTTTTCCGCGCGGGCCAACCGCAGGATCGAGGCCGTTTCAGTCCACGCGGAAAGCTCGCGCTCGCCCGCCTTGCCGCCCGGGAACACGAACACGCGCGTCCCCCACAGCCCAACCTCGTAAAGCACCCACGTCCGCGCGCTCTCAGACCAACCGAAAGCATTCACGTGCTTGAACCGCCCCGGCACCAGCCGATCGAGCCATTTGTTCGCGCAGGATGGATAGAAGGCCACGAACCATTGCGTGACCTCGCCGGGGGAAAGCTGGACGATCATCGCCTAGGCATCGTGAAATAGACCATGAGAAGCCCTAAAATAATAGGTGCGCAGACTATGGCAACAGGTGCAATTATCGTCATGAAACCCTCCGCAGAGATTTGACCTTGGGCGCCACATTGAGCCGCCTCATCTCCCCGAGCGGCGCGCGCCCGGTCGCTCGGCGCCCCTCGCCAAGGCCGAGGAAGGCATACTGGGTACAATCGGCCACGTCGGAGAACTTGTCCTTTACCGGGTCAGGATCGCCGTTCGCGCCCTTGCGGACATGATAGCGCCCGCACATCGCGGCCTTGAGCGTCGGGATGCCCGTGGGAGAGAAGTTCGCGCGAGGCAGGCCGTTGTGCATTTCATTCAGCGCGTTTTCGACGGCGGCAAGGCGCGTCTGGATATTGTTGTTCGCGAGGCCCGGCGCCGGCAGGACCGTCACGCCATGCGTCGCGAAAATCTCATAGGCCGTGCGCTCGTCACCCTGCCCGCGGTCCTGCCCTTTCGGGTCGCCATAGATGCGATATTCAAAGCCGGGATATTTTTCCGCGAGGAACCGCTTGAAGATCGGGGCGAAGGTCGCGGCGCCCATGCCATAGCCGCGCACCTCATACTGGACGAAGATGCGGTTGTTGATCTGCTGCATGAACACGGCGCACGGCCGTCGGCCAAAGTCCATGCCGATGATGACTTCGTGTCCTTCGACCGGAAGTAGCGGCGCGGCGGCAATATGCGTGTCCTGATTGAAACTTCCCCAAACTGGCTCGCCGTCGACGACGAACACGATCTGGTTACGCAAGCGGCTGTCGATCCATGCCTTCTTCTTGCCGCGCGACTTCTCCTCGTAATAGCCATGCTTTAGCCAGCGTTGGTTCTCGCACGCGGGGTTCATCTTGTAGCCGACCACCTGGCGCCCATCGGGCGAGCGCACCTCAAGCAGCGCGGGCGGCTGCACGAAATAGGACCAGTTCGTCGGCAAGCGCAGGAGGCCCAATTCCTCCTCTGACAGATCATCCGCCGGCGGGGCCTCACCCGTCATCTGCGGCAACCAATGATCCTCGTTCGGCGCATTCAAGTCAGCGATCACGCCGTCCCAATTCGAGCCGCCTTCCTTGACGGACGGATAGCGGCCAGTGCGGCTTTCCGCCTCATCGAAGATCGCCTTGTTGGTCCATTCCAATTCGTTGAACCATACGCCGGTCAATTCCAGTGAGCGCAGCTTCGAAATATCCTCGACGCTATCGAGCGCGAGGAAATAAACATCGAGTTCGATATCACCGATCCGCACCTGATGACACATCGGCCGCGTGCGAACGAGCGTCCCATACTGTGCTTCCGGGAACCAATCGAGCCAAGTCTTGAGCGTAGTATTCGTAAGATCAGGATAAGTATTGCGGACGATAGCCCAGCGCGATCGGCGCTTCCCATCTAGTGGGCTTTGCCGTTGCTCCATCGCCATCATGTAGATTTTCATGCAGGATGCGGAACTTGTGCCGCTCCCGATCGGCCCTCGTATGATACTCACATGCGACCGATCCTTGAGATACTGCCGCAATACTTCGCCGTCAGGCTGGTAAACACGCTTGCCGTCGATCGTCTCAAGGCCCGGCGTCGCTGGCGCTGCTGTCATTCCGGCATCCCCTGGCGCATCGCCATTTCAAACAGGTCTTCGATTGTCTTCCAGTGGAGCCCTTGCCGGCGCGTTCCTTCGAGCAGCATCCGCGTGAACGCGCCCGGCGAGAGCTTTAGGTCAACGGGAGGATCGAGCTTGGGCTCGATTGGCGCAACGTCACCGTCGCAGAGGATCGCAAGCGCGGCTTGGGTTTCAGTCATCGCGCGGCTCCTTCTCGATTTCTGCGATGCGGGCGCGAATGGCGACGGCATAGGCCAAGCCCATCGTGTCACCACTGTCTTTTCGCGGGCGCAATAGCTGGCCTTCCGAGCCGTAGCAGACCGTATTCGCCTCGATCATCTCCGCATCCTCCGTCGCCTGTTCCACGCGCCCGGCGAGGCGAGCGGCGGCGAGGGCTGATCGCGTTTCGGGAGCCGAAGCCAAAAGCTCGGCGCGGTAGCGGTTGGTGGCATTGCAGGTGAACCGGTAGTCGTAATGGATCGTCGCCAAAGCCCATCCGCTCTGGTCTATGATTTCATATTCGCCGGTCATCGTTTGGCGATACGTCCATCCGGAATGACTTTCCGTGAAAACCACGATATTCTTGTCATCGATCATCGCTTGCCCCTTCCTTGATGCGGGCGATCTTTTTCCCGACGCAGTGCGAGTTGCATGGTGGTGGAAATTTGGCGTCAGCCCGGATTATTTTCCGGACATACGGGAGCCATTGGTTATAGGCCCCGTCGCTGACACCATTGCGGTATGCGGCGCGGTTTCCAAGGATGCTTGCAACTGCCAGAAGGATCGCCAAGCCGCCAAGCAGATAGTTAAATTGTTCAGCCTCCGTCACGGCTTCTCTCCTTTCGTGAGTGGCGAGGATTTCTGGCGGTTCGCGGCTTTAATCAGCACAAGCGACGCCTGCTCTGGCGATAGCTCCGCTAGGGCCTTGGCTAGATCGTCAATGTTAGGCAGCCACCCCTCCGCTATCGGGGCTTTGGGCGCAGCGGCGAGAGACGCAGACAAAGCCACGTCATGGATCAAATCTTCAATTTCTTCGCGCGCCGACGCGACGCCAAGATCCAGCAAAATCGCGCGCAGCATTGGCCCGATCTTTTCCGCAATAGCCTCCCGCATCGCCCCGTCCGCACGATCCCCGGCTTTCGCGGCGGCGAGGAGGGCGGCAAGCATCCACTCGCGCGGGCCTGTCTCGAGATCATTATCGAACCGGGTTGCCCATGCTTTTTGATAGCCAGCACGCGCCGCCTCAATCTGCGCTTCGTTGAATTGGTCAGTCATGGGGGTGGCCTTCCTTGAGGGCGGCGAGGCAGGCTTTGATTGTTCTGGAACAATCGTTTTCGCCATCGACATTTTCCATGGTTTTGATTGCCTGCTTCAGCGCCTCTCGCAGCTTCGCTTCACGCGCAAGGGCTTGGTCGCGCTCGGCCTCGGCCTTGCGGTTTGCCTCGCGCCAGTCCTGCGCCTGCATTAAGGCGCGGGTTTCTCGCCTATGGCCATCAGCCCTCAGTTCCTCCAGTTGTTTGAGGAGGCGGGGGATAGCATCAAGGGCAGGCTCCATCAGGTCAAACTCTGCGCGACGCAACAGAAACATGCTGGCATCGGCGTTTTCTTTGGCCGCATCGCACAGCCGTAGCAGTTCCTTGGCTTCATCGTCGGTGAAGTGGGTCATTCAGCATCCTCCAAATCAATCGACGGCCCGCGCTCGAATGAATAGCAAGTGCCGTCCTCTGGGCGCCATTCGTCATGCCTGACAGATGAAGCGCATAGGCACTTCGCCATGATGCTACCGCGCTGATTGACCCTGGCCTGCAGGTCGGAGAAAAACCGGCAGTCCTCGCAGTAGCGGGCGGCACGGCGAACGGCGCGGTTGACCACGATACGATCAGTTGTCATCGTCATTCATCATCCTCCGCATCGAGCGCGTCCAGGTCGATCGCTTCCATCAGCGCCGCGGAAAGCCAGTCGGGGCAGTCAAGTATTTCCTTGACGACGAGTTTGCCCTGCGTGGTTTTGATCGGGCGGACGGAGACAAGTTCGCGCTCGCCACCTTCTGCCGGGTAGCAGTCTTCCGGCGGACCTGAGAGCTTCGCGGGAATTATCGGCGTCTGCGTGAAGGTCACTTCGACTTCGAGCTCGACCGACGTGTCGCCGTGGCTGAGCGTGATGACGCAGTAGTCTTCGTATTGGCGGGCGGTCATGGATATTGCCCCACATGCTCTGGTGCGAACACAACACGAGGGCACATTGCGAGGAAAAGAAACCCGTACGTAAAATCAACCTCGACGGTTGAGCCCACCAATGACGCCGCAGTCACATCTTCCGGGAAAGACCCGTCGATTAGCAAGTCCACGAAAACGCGCAACTTTGTTCCATCAACTATGCACTCATGCGCGCGAAAATGCTTATTGTACGCCTTGACAAACAGGCGATGGCTGTGAGGCGCGATTTCGTTGTCGTAACTCATCCACGCACCGCCTCGACCAACGCCGCAACAGCGTCATAGGAAAGCCCAACGGCGTAGATCAGCAGCGCCCATGCAGCGACCGCCATGATGACGACGGCGGCAACTCGCGCCCCAACAGGGGCCTTGCGGAAATCACCCCTCATTGTTTCACCGCCACAGCATTGTCCTTCGCCGCAAGCTCGCGCTCGAATAAGGTGTCGACAATGTCGGCCGTTTCCTTGCCCGATACATGAGCGTCGAAATAGGCCTTGACGATCTGCGCGTCATTCATGCCCGCGGCGCGCAACACGAAGAAGCAGCGAGCCATCATTTCCTGCGCGGCATGGACCATGCGCTCAGCGGATGATCCTGGCCGTTCATCCTCGATCACGCGACCGATATGGAGTAGGCGGTTCATCATGAGCTCGCCAATGGCCTGACCGTCGGCCTTCGCATCGCCTGTGATATTTAACTCGGCCGTCTGCCGGACACGAACTTCCTTCTCGACCATCCCGTCACCCCGTTATCGCGCCAACACAGCGCCACTCATTTGTAACACACTAATGTGTAGACGCAAGCAAAAAAGAACCCGGCCGCTGGTGAGCAAACCGGGTTGAGTGCAGGAGGAAACGCCCTGGCAGGCGTGGGATGATGATGCAACACGGGGAGGGAGAATGCAACACATTTGTGTGTGGTTGGGGTGTTATTTCACGCCCTGATGTTTGCCAGCATGATGGCCTTGGAAAATCCTTTCGGCGTCGCGCTGCGCAAATCCGCCCGATCGTCTGACGGCGCCATGCGGTGCATCATCGAGCCGAGCGTCGGCTCAACCGGCTTGCGGTCAGGCATGACGAAGCCATTTCCCGTCCAAAGCCCGGTTTTCTTGGTGTAGGCTTCCGAGGCCGGCTCATCCGCATAGCCGGCGTATTCGCTCGGATGAAACCAATGTTGCGGCTTGCCGATATGTGGGATGGACGACAAGACGCCGACAGGGTTTTCGATGTAATATGGCGCACCGGACCACGCCGCAGCTTGGCGGCACGCCTCGAAGGTTTCGAGCGCGTCCCGCAGCATGATCGGCCCCTTGGTCGCGAAGTCCCGCGCGCCGGAGCCGGCCACATGCGTGCAAGGCGGGAACGCCGCGACGAAGACAACCCGGCGCCCCTCCGGCGGGCGCCATGACCTGGCGTCGCCCCACACGAAATTGATCAGCCCTTCACGCCGCGGCTTGCGGATTGAGTGCTGCACATCGACGCAGAAGCATTCGACGCCGGCCGCAGCCCAAGGTTCGGCCGCATTGGCTGTTTTCGAGCAAAGGAAAATTGCGATTGGCAAATTTATTGGTTTAGTCGTCATCGGCGCCTCCAACACACATGTTACACATAAGTGTGTCAGATGGCACGCGGAAAGTTACCGAGCCGCCGCCTTATCCGCAGCCTGCTGCAACAGCCACCGGCGGAACTCGGCCATCTCGCTCTTGTTGACGACGGTTTTCTTCCCACGCACCACAGGGATACCGAGTTGGCGCATGCCGCTGATCCAATTCGACAGGATGGCCAAGTCGCTGATGTCATACTTGATGATGATCGCGCGGTTCATCTCGCCAACCTCAACGTCGGTCAGAATATCCTCGATCTTCGCAATCTGCTCGGGCGACAGTTTCATAATGGGCAATCCAGGCTTGGAGAAATGGAAGCGCACGGTAACACACAAATGCGTGATGTAACACATTATGTTGTCAGGTGAGGGGTGTATTATTTTTAAAAAAAATGAATGGCGTGTGGGAGCGTGGAGCCCACCGCCGGCGACCCGTTTTTGACCCCCGGCCCTCCGTTAGCGACCTGGGGATAGATGGTCGAGCAGGGGTCACGGTCGCCTGATCTGGCCGCAGATCGACCACGTTCCCGCACCATCGACGGAATGGATACGTGATATATCAATGGCTTAGATGCGGTTGCGTGTTAAGCGCGGCTTAATATGAGGGTTGACCGGCCCGAAATATCGCCTGGATTGCGTGCTGTCCGGCCTGCTCTGTGGCAAATGCCTCGGCGCTCTGGCTCTCGCGAGTGGCGAGCATGTCCTTATTAGTTACGGCCATCATCCATTGATCCATCAATCGATTGGCTGATTGCTCACTCGCTGGCCTCGCCCTCGATCACAATCGCGCCTTGCTGGGTGACTGGCGCTGGCTCATCCAGCCGGATCACATAGCCTGGGCTCACCTGATTGACGGTCTGCTGGTTGATCTGGACGTTCACCGTTGACCCGCCTTCCGTCTTGCCCTCGATAGATGCGATGGCCTTGAGGCGAACCGTCTTGGTCGCGGCCGATCCATCGCCCTCATCGTCTCTTATCTCGATTGCAGTTTGCAGGTTGCGCGGACGCTCGGCAAGCTGTCGGGCCCTGACCTGCTTGTTGAGCTCTTCGATGAACACATCGGTTTGTGCAATCTCGCGAGCCTGGCGGCGGCGGCAGCCAACCAAATCGGAGGCTTGCACAAGCGTCAGCGGCTTATTGGCTGGCAAGTCACCATCTGGCTGATCCAGACCGAACGTCATGAGCTCGATTATGCGCCTGTGCTGATCGGTCAGTGTCTTGAACTCGCTCAGCGGTGGCTTCTTCCTACCGGAGGCAACTGCGCTGCGCTCTTCATAGACCTTTACGCCTGCCATCGCTCCGCCGCTCCAAGCTTTCGCGGCTGCGCTCATTCGGCAAGCCGCCGGGACTGAATGAAGGTTCCCCTTCTCCGCTCGCTTGTCGCTCGCTTCGAAGAAGGTAAAGGCTTGTCGCTCTTTTTTTTCGCCTTGCCAACGCACTCACGCGAGAGGCTTGCTAGAACCCTTGTTTCTCTAGGGTTTGCGCTTGGTATGGCTCCGAGGCAGGGGGCTTGACAGCCAGGCGTCTAGGTTGTCACCTGTCAACACCTCAGGTGTCATTTGACAACCAACCAAAGCCGCCATGAAAGACAAAGAGAAGGCCCTGCTCCTCATCTCCCAAGGGCTGTGCAGCCCAGCAGAAGCGGCGAGGCTGTGCGGCGTATCACGCCAGGCTGTCGCCAAATGGTGCGCCGCTGCGAACATCGACCCAGTGGCCGCCAGAGCTGCGCGCCTGCTGCAAGATTGGGAAGCGCCCCGCAGAACAGCCAACCTCAGGACAAGGTAATGACCATCACAGCCACAGTTTGCGGAACACTGGAAGCCGACCCCGAGACGCGCGAGGGGAAGAACGGCCCATTCACCTTCGCAACCATCAAGCATCTGGACAATCACCGCCCCCGCTTTGTCCGCATCGTCGCCTTCACCGACCAGGCGCGAGCCGCACTAGCTGGCCTCTCGAAAGGCGACAAGCTCGAAGCCACCGGCCGGCTCTCCGTCGAAGTCTACACGCCAGAGGGTAAGCCGCCCCGCGCCTCTGTGTCGATTGTGGCCGACGGCGTGACGCCACACCAGGCAACCCAGATCGACGGCTTCTTTCAGAGGTATTGACACACTAACCCCACACGTTCCCGCCAACACACACACTAACCCACTGTTCTAACTCACACATATTTTTCTACATTAACGTGTTGACTTCCTCCGCGACTTAACACATATTTGTGTTGCTGACACATCTAGCGCCATCGCTTCCCGGCCTTGCCAGAGGCCACAAACGAGGAAACCCACCATGTCTTTACGCGATTACAAGCCCACGGCGGCCGAGCGGCGCGCGATCATCGACGCGCTCAACCTTATCGAGGATATCGCCAACAAGGGTTGCGGCCGTTGGTTCCAGGCCCAGCAGCATATCAAGATCGAGCAGAAGGGCGGCGGCATCCAGTCCGAGCGTATCCCGCTCATATGCGCCCAGGGCCTGTTCTGCAAATGGTTCCTCTATGGCGCCGAGCATCCCAACATGCTTTTGCGCGATACGTGGAATTTGCGCCCCGGCGCCATCTTCGCCCAAGGCATGGCCGCTGACTGGATCACCCACGAAACCGGCCGCGAGCTTTGGAAGCTGGCCGCGCTGAACACCTTGCGCGACGCTGCCGCCGCTCATGACGCCGCGTTTGCGCGCGCTTTGGAGGCTTGAGCCATGACCGGCCTCTCCCTCCCCGAGCTCATCCACGCGGCGCGCATCTTCGTCGCCTATCTCCCGCTCATCATCGCCGGGATCACCGCAACCGCCCTTTTCGGCTCGCTCATTGCGGCCGAAGTGATTTTCCTCTTTTTCGCGTGAGGCCCGTTATGACCACTGACGATATCGGACAAGCCATCATCCAGACGCTGGCGTTAGATGGGCTTGAGTTCATCGACGACAGCGACGAGAGCAACCTTCGCGTCGTGACCGAGGACGGCGTTTTCATCGTCCGAATTATCCGGGAGGCTTGACATGAACATTTGTTGGATGACCGACCAAGACGGCGCTTTCATCTGCGGCGACCACGATACGCGCGCCACTTCCTATTCATACCCGACTAGCCATAACGCAAAAGTGGCCGCGCGCGCCAAAAGCGCCGAAGTTATCGAGCTCTTGGCAAGGTCGATATTGATGGCCGAAATGAACCAGCGCATCGGCGCGGAGCATGAGGCCGAATACGATGCGCGCAACTGGCGTCGGCTTAATTCTGAAATGGAGGGTTAAGCCATGACTTTTCCGACCATATGGAGCATCGGAACGCACCGAGGGCAAGCAGCCGTTGAGACTGTCACAGTTAACGGTGTGGCTGGGCTAAATGCCGAGATCCGCCGCTATTGCGCCAAGTACCGCCTTGAACGCTCGCACGTTTGGGCAGAGTGCATCAAAACCATTGAGGCCTGAACCATGCCGAAAATCCACAACCAGGCCATAGCCGCCACCATCGCCGCAATGGATCGAGAGGCCGACGCCTTTCTAGGCCATATCGGCACCTACAAAAACCCCGCCCTGAACATCAAAGGCGAGATCACCCAGCACGGCCGGGGATACCAAGTCGCGCTTACCTGCATGAATGGCGCCCCGCTCATCATCCCGCGCGAGCCGCAGCGGTTCCCATCGCTGCAGGCGGCTTGCCGCTTCGCAAAGGAAGCCGTGCAGCCCGAGCCCGATGCTTACCGCACGTTCTGGAAGAAGGATTGAACCTATGAAAATCGACCTACTCGCCTCTGCCCCGACTGCCGAAGCAATCCGCGCCGCAATCAGTAAGTTTTATTGCGGAACCGAGGTTTCGCTAGGCCCGCTAGGCCCGAATGTGTGGATTGTCGTCCGCAAGTCAGACGGCGCGACGCTGCAGGGCGTTCTCGTCAAGAAGAAGGCCCGCCGCTTCCGGTTTGAAGCCACCCGCGCTTGACCCTCCCCCATGCCGACGCCCGCCGCCGGCATCCAGGAGCGCCACAGCGCCCACGGCTTGCCAGAGCCGGCAACTAGAACGAGGACTTTGATATGCAGGACACGCAGCAGCTAGATAAACTCCGCGCCTTTGTGGAGCACATCGCCCGGATGACTACCCCCGACTTAGAGGCCCTGAGCAACGATGATGCCTACGAAAAGGCGCGCGACCTTGCCGACCTGATCGACGAGGCGCACGAGCTCATGCGCGCGTTATTATGAAGCTCGCCTATCCACCAAACAGCCTGCGCCAGATCATCGACACCAGATTGAGCGCGCCCCACGCCAACCCTATCGCCGCACACGCTGCGGCGATCAGCATGAGAAACGCCCCGAGCCCGAGCGCGAGCCCCTGAAAAAGGTCTTTATCGTCGTCTGAAATCCAGAATGCGGCCGTGAGGATTTTCTGCATTTGCTCGATACCCAAGTTTAACTTGCGTTTTTTCGCCCCGCGATCCTGCCAGGGACCGCGGGGCTATCCCCCACCCGAAACGAGGAACGGGTCAGGGAGTGCTTGCCCAACGAAGGGACGCGCCAAATCTGGCATGACTCGTTTCAGCGCCCAAGGTATTTTTTCTCGTAGGCGTGAACCTGGGCGATCAACTCGTCTTCGCTCTTTCCGCGCAGAATGGCATCGAGCGCCCGACCAGTTGACCAATCGAGCGCGGCATAGGCAAGGCAGGTTCGCAGGCGCGGCGGCAGGCGATCATAGGCTTCCATCGCCTCTTGTGGCGTAGGCTTTGGCGCTAGCATAGCAGGTGTGCCAGAGACGCGCCCGCTATTGCCAGCGCCGCCGCTCACTGCGCCTTGACCTTGCCGCCATAGATCAGCGCCTCGCCAATCGCCTTGGCGTCGTTCTCGCCAAACCGGAACGCCACCGATCCATAACGCGGATCATGCAGCAGCAGCACGCGATCGGACGAGCCCGGAGCAGACCCAAGTTCAAATGGCGAATTGGCCACGGTCGGGACCGGGCCGTCTTTCATGCGGGAGGGGGCGCTTTCCGGCATCAGGGCCACCCGGATCGAACCAAGCTGGGCGATAAACGCGCTCAGCTTCTCCGCATCGAGCACCACGCGCGCCGCATGAGGCTTGGCCGGGATCGTGATTTCAACCCGCTTGGCGTCGGTCGATATGCGCCATTCCGCCGCGCCCTGCGGCGTTCCATTCGGTCC